AGGAGATAAACGACGCACTACAGGCGGTTCCGATCGTAACTTCCTCCTGCATGGGCATCAATCCGTACAGTGGAGGCTGGCAGACGTTGCATGCCAAACTCTCTCGTTACGCCGAGGGCTTCGCCCTCGACGAGAAGGCTTGGGATGCTTCGTTGATTCGGCCTCTACTGGAAGGAGTTCGTGACCTGCGGTGGAGGTTCTTGGAACCTAGCTACGTAAGTAAGGAGAGGGCTACGAGAGCCCGTAAACGGTTATTTAGGTTGTATGAGGATATTATTGAAACGGTTGTCACTACTGGCTTGGGAGAGTACTTCGTGAAGCCAAAAGGCAACCCTTCGGGTTCTGGAAACACCGGGCCCGACAATACCTTTATTTTGTACGCCCTGCTTGCAGCGGCTTATTACCACACTACCGGAAAGAACTTTCAACAGTTCAACAACGACGTGATGCTAGCCATTTATGGTGACGACAACACGTTCACTGTCAATCCGGATGTTATTGGAGATTTCAACGGACACTCTGTTCGGGCTTTCATGGCTCGGTATGGAGTTGAGGTTAAGGATGAAAATCTGGACCCTCGGCCTCTTGCTGAGCTTGATTTCTTGAAGAAGAAGTTCGTAATCAATGGCACAACAGTGGTCTTTAGGCCTGTTGACCCCGACAAACACATAGCGTCTTTAGCACAACGGATGCTAGACACCACGCCGGCAGGACGTCTGTCTAGGGCGTGCGCTGTTAGGCAGATGCTTGTGTTCTGTCCGCGGGAATTTCATTATGTTGACACGTGGTGTCAAAAGTTACTGAAGGAGAACATTTCCTTGGCAGGGACTGAAGAGTGGAACAATGCACTTTGCCAGTACCTTCCACTTGACACACTCATTGCACATTACTTACGACCCCAAGAGAGTGGGACACTAAGTGACTACATCGTAGCGCTCTTAGGCCCCTCACTCGCCTTGGTGAGTTGGTTGTGAAACCGAGGACGGCATCAGGCAAGTCCTCCATCGTTAAAGTTCAAAGGCCCGGACCCGAGGGTGCCGTATCTTTGAACCCGCTGGCGGTGGCTTTCGA